ACCGTAAATCTTCTATAATGGAAATTAGCAAGGCATATCACGATGACGGAAAACTTTACGGGATAAAAGCTGTTTACAACAATCGCACTTTCACTTTTCACATTGACCTTTGCCGCGAGTTTGCCAACTACTACAAAGGAGCATTAACCCAACAAAGAGTAGAAGCCATCTTGCCTACTGCATACGGTAGTGTATTGGTTTATGGTTTGATTGACGAACTGATGCCTACCAGTGTTCACG